TCATTCTTGCAAGTCTAACTATTCTATCAATATCTAAACCTTCACCTCTGTCAAAAATATTTTCATCATCATCTTCTTCTTGTCCTCTAGCTGCGATTAGTCCACCAAGACCTGACAAAGCTCCTATACCTGCAATTTTACCAAGACCTGTTAGTTTTGTTCCTTCAGCTAAACCAAATTTACCTAATAGTCTACCAAGTCCACTAGTTCCAAACGTGCCTGTTTGAGGACCTTTTGTAATTAATGCTTTTAAAGGATTAAAACTACCTTTACCAAAAAAAGATCCAAGACCACCTGCACCAGCACCGCTCATTAAAAATGGTGCTGCTAATATTGCAGCTTTTCCAAGAGGACTTTTAACAACTTTCTTTACAGCACGTTTGGCTTTCTTTACAATTTTACCTAAAAAATACCCTTGTCTAGGTTCTTGTAAACTCATGATCCCACCCATGTTTCGAAGTTGTCTTTCCATATCTGATCTTGAAATTGCCATAGTTTGTCTATTCTATTTGGTTTTACTTAAAAAATCAAGGCTAGGCATTATCACCGTTACATCTTTTTGTATGTCTTCTTCTGGTATACCTTTTGATTTCCATTCCTCATCAGTATTGTATTTTTCCCCTGTTTTCTTGTTTTTTATTTCTTCAATAATTTTTTGTGGTTTTAATTCTTTCATTAAGTTGTTACCTCTCTTGGCTGTATTTCTAATATTGAAGCTATGACGTGCAGCTCATTCGCGTCAGCAGCTTGTACTTTAAGCACCTCACTCTCCTCCATTATAAGAGGTTGAGATAAAAGTTCTGTTGTTGCTTTAGACCCTATCGCTTTGTCTTTAAATAAATTAAATATGGCACCACTGGAATTTACTAAAGTTATAGTAATTGTAGTTCCTGATCCAGCATCCTCAGATACTAATAATGATTTTACAACAGATGCTTTGAAACTAGGCACCGTATATAACGTTGTTAAATCTGTTGTAGTTAAGTCTACTTTTTTATTTATAAAACTATTTGCCATTAATTTAAAAAGAAGTTTTGTGCCTCTACTTCATCTTTTAATTCTTCCTGAAATGTAGTATTTAATTTTTCAACAATAGCGTCAAGATCTCTAACCTGCGCTTCTGCTGTAGGTAGATCATATTCTCTACTAGGCCTTGTTAATACCTGTACTATTTTAGCCATTATGGAAACCTTAAATTTGCAATTTCATTATCAAGAAACATTTGTTCATCATCAGTTATAGGATCACCTCTTTCTAATTGATTAACATAATCAGTCATAAGTTCTGGCACAGTGGCATTAGCAAGAGCTTGTACTATTCCTTTATCAACTTTAACACCCATAGGTGCAACTTTATCATCAAATATAGATAAAGGTGTTATTTGATTATTTACTGACATAGGCGCAACTCTTTTTGGTGTAGAAGTTATTGATAATAAGTCATCATTACTACCATCATCAAACACAGGATTTATACTAGGTTCGAATAAACCTAGACCACTGAATTTACTCATATCATAAGTTGGTTCATTAAATTTTTTACCTAAACCAAAACGTTGTCCAATACCTCTAATTAAATTTCCAAGTATTCCACCACTTCCTAAGAATCCTAAAATCCCACCAGTGCCTCTTGCTTTTTTAAAAGCTTTTGGTGCAAACTGTTTTGCAGCTCTTAATTCTGCTGGTGATATTCTATCTCTACTATCAAAAAAACCAGGGTTAACTCTTTGACCACCACCTGCTGCAATAAAAGCAGATCTTAAATCTTGTTCTTCTTTTGTAGGTTTTCTTTTTACTCCTGGAGGTAATTGTGGATCTCTTCCTCCGCCAATTGGACCAAAATCTCCTGATTCTGCTCTGCTAACATCACCACCAGCCATACCAGTATCTTTACCACTTGCATCTATTGATCCAAACGAATCATAACTAGGTATACCTTTTGGTCCTTTATGAGGTGTACCTTTTTTCATTTTTTTTAACATCTTAGCTTCAGCATCTGTAATGTATGCTAGCTTAGTTGCTGGTGCATTTTTTCTAGCTTTAAATCTTTTAGGAACAGTTACGGACTTAGAGTTTTTTATAAAATTTAAAGAACCATCTTGTTCTACATAATTTATTTTTTTATCTATTGACATTATCTACGTCCATCTGGTTGCGTGTCTAATCTAAAAGTACCTAACTTCCAGCTTTGACTCGTTGAAGTATTTTCTATTTTTAATGCAATAGCTCTTGCTCTTGCACGCGTGTCTACTTTACTAGTAGATGAGGTAATTGTAAAGGGTCCAAGTGCCGAACTAGCTGCTGTATCATTTGGAAAATTACGTAAATTTAAAGTTACTCTTGTGTCACCAGTTTGAGATATAAAGTCTGGTATAAATCGCCTTATTTTCATAATAAATTCACCATCTCCTCTAAAGTCAGCTATACCTGTCATTTGATTGCCTACAATTCTTTGAGTAATATCAAAGTCTCCTGATAGTATATTAGCAGCGATAGCTGATATAGTTCCATTTCTGTTTTGATCTGTTCCTGTTTCATGTTCATAATAACTTGTTCTTCCTTCTGTGTTGCCCACAACATCAAAAGAAGTATCTGTGCTTGCATCGTATTCTGTTGCATGTGGTTTACCAAATACAGCAGAATCACGCCACATTGTTCTAGCTAAACTACCAACTGTCCATACTGGTCTTTGTGCAGTTGAATCAAAATAATTATAACAAACCATTCTATTTACAACACTAGACCCTGTTTCTGGATAAAACCACATAACCTCACCAAACAAATTATTTAATCCAGCAGATACCATTTGATTACCAGATTCTAAATTTATACTATCAAAAACAAAATCCTCTACTAAACAAGGTAGTGATTCTAATTTACCAGCATATCTAAAAAAACCATTCTCTGACATCCAATATGCAGAGCCATCTACTTCAACACATGCGTTCTGTCCAACAAGTCCACAGTTAGTTCCAACTTGTGCAAAAGCAAACGTAAATGGTTGACCAACAAAACGTTGTGTAAATAGTGCTGTATCAGTCCAAACATAGATTGCATCTCTACCTCTGATTGCCCCTCTGATCTGTGATCCGTCGGCCAATCTTTGTGTACCAGCTGTATTGGTTGCTGTAGGTGTATAAGTATTTATATCCTCTTGATCAGAGAATCTAATAAACATGTCATCTTGTGTAGATGTATCACCTATCGTTGTTTCTGTTCCAAAAAACACTAAATGACGATCTGGTGTAGATACTAACATATGTCTTGATGCAGTTGGTGCACCAGATATAATTGTAGCTCTTGTATCTGTTGCATTAGATAAACTTGAATCCCACTGAAAACAAGCACCATCATGAATTAAACATATTGCTTTATCACCAAAATTATCTAACGACCACATACCAGGTTCTAATACTAAGTCTCCTGATGCAGCCTCACCCCATGCAACATAGTCAGATGAGTTTGTAACTGTTGCTCCATTAGAATGTGCAGATCTTGTTGAATTTCTAACTGCTCTTGTGATTCCTGTTAAATTATTTCCAGAAACACCTGTGTAAGATATTTCTTCATTACCAACTTGAATAAAATTTGTGCCTGAAGATGGAAAGTTAGTTGTGCTTGTTAGTGTGATAGAAGTTCCTGATCCTCCTGTTCCTGCTGTATCATCTAATAAAGCACCATTTAAAGTTGTAGTGATAGCACCAGCAGCTTCACCACCCCAAGATCCTAATCCCCAACCAAAACCCTTTGCTTGTACAGCTGGTCCAACGGTGTAATATTTTTGAATTCTAATACCACCCGATGTTGTAGCACCAGATCCAGATTCATTAGATGGCATTGTTATTGTTGCTGTTGTGTTCGTTGGCGTGCTTGCAACCATAAATTTTTTGTCATTAAAATCAGAAGCACTAAAGTTAGAATTAGTTATAGAGGTGAAATTATCCATTAATAATATATCGCCTGAAACTAAATTGTGTGCACTAGAATAAGTTAGTGTAACTGTCGGTGATCCGTTGGTCGTGCTAAAAGCACTCGTAAGAGTTGTTGTTGATTCAATAGGGTGTATGTCATAAAATACACCACCAGAAAAAGCGTATAAAATTCTGTTTGTTCCAATAATAGCATATTTTCTAGATAAACTATTTATAAAATGATGTAAGCCTCTACCAGCACCAGTAAGCTCATTTTCGTTTTGAGTTCCTAATTGATTCCAACCACCTATCTTTTCAGGTGTACCATATCTAAAACGAACGTTATCACAATCAACCCACTGACCCTCTGCTCCAGTTTCTGTAATTTGTTTATTAATACCTGGTTGGAATCCTATTTTTTGTAACATAGTGGCTAATTATAGCACTATTTAACGTCAAAAGGAAGACCAAGGTGGAGTCTTCGATCGAATCTGTTTTCATCTCCTTGTGTATCTAAATCATTATAGTGCAAAAAAACTTGACCACAATTTTCACCTTCAAACGGTTCTCGCCAGTGTTCTAACTCACACCCAGAATATATTAACATATCTCCAGGAGATAATTCTACTTTAACAACTTTGTCTGTTTTTAAATATATGGGCCATTTTTCACCTCCTAAATTCATCGTAGTGGAGATTTTACAACTAGGTCTGTCTACATGTTTCTTTAAAACATCTCCTCTTTTGTATATTCTAGCATAAGCATAAGTAGGAATTAAATTTAAACCTGTTTCCTTTTCCATTAAAGGTTTTACTTTCATAAGCAATGTTTCCATCGCAACATCGCCATATATAGAATAAGTATTGGGAACTTGAGAATCTTCCCATTCTCCAAAGTATTTATTAAAAGGAGATATGTAAGTTGCGTCCAACAAAGTTTTACAAACTTGTCTTTTTAATAATAAATATTCATAGGCAAAGTCAGCTATTTCTGAACTAACTGCATTTTTTATAATGGAATAGTTATTTACTTTAAAGGTCATTGTTTTGGCATTACAGATAAGTTAAATGATAAACTAATTCTGTCCTCTGTTGATTTATTTTCTTCTACAAGATGTTCAACATATGAAGGAAACATCACAAATCTATTTTCTTCTGGTTTTATAAAAAAACTTAGACAATTTAATATGTTAGACTCTTTAGCAGGTAAATCACATATGCCGTCCATTCTATACATAGAGTCTTTTATGAAAACAACATTACCAGAATTTTCTGGAATCTTTAAATAAAAAATACATGCAAACTCTGAACTAGGGTGAACATGTGGTCTATTAAAAGCATCTTTATTATTTATATTTATCCAAGCATTTCTAACTTTAATTTCTAGTTTATGATCAAATGCATAGGCATCTAAATTTTTATTAATGATTGATTGTAACTTGCCTATTAATTTTTGAAACTCTTTAGAATCTTTTACCCCACTAGTTTGATATCCTCCAACATTTGTTTTTTGTTGTGAAGGTTCTTTTGATTTAATTTCATAAGCTAGTTTTATTAAAGCTTCTTTTTCAGAATCTGTATCTATAACATCTTCTATAAAAACAGGTGTAGAAAACATAGTGAAATGTGTCATAATGTTATCTTTCCTGTTGGACTACCTAAGTCTCCTCTAGGTAGCACATTAAAAGCTATGGAGTACCTATCTTCTTTTCCATGATATTTGTTTATCTCATGAAACAAATAATTAGGAAAAAGAATTATTTCATTTTTATTACTTTGAACATAATAAGACAAAGAGTTGTGTTTAGTATATTCTGTGGGTTTCATATTCCAAAAATCACTTACATATGGTTTATGTATTTTTATTTGATTATTATCTTTTAAATAAAAAACACCACTTAAAATACAATGAGAATGTCTGTGCATTGATGAATATCCTCCTGTTTTAGTTTTAGTAGCCCAAGCTTCAATAATTTCAAATTTTACATTTAATTTCATTTTATCATTTAACCAATCATCACAAGCTTGTATGAGACTTTTATTTAAATTAGGTAGTTGATCCAACAATGAATCACAATCAGAACTTCTAAAACAATATTTGCCTTCGATAGGAACGTATGTTAAGTTTTTTAAAACATCTAATATTTCATCACAGTTTAAATTAAACTTATATTTTAATATGGGTTCAGCGAATAAATTTAAATCTTCTACGTTCATACTTCTTTAAAATCCATAGCTATTGTTATTCTTTCTTCTTTACATTTCATAACACTGTGTGGTGTTTGTGAATTAAACAATACTAACATTCCATCTCTTTCAGGTATTGGGATTAATTTATTATTTAAATCATAAAAAATCAAGGGATTATATTTAGAAGCTTTGATTATTAATACAGAACTTATAGCATCTTTTCTATGATCATGCAGTTTTGCATGATCTCCTTTTTCATAAAAGTTAATCCAATAGCATTTCATTGCCCATTTTTTATTAGTGATTCTAAACAAATTTTCACAGATGTCTTTTTCTAATACTTTAAAAAACCGATAGTTTGGATTAAATCCTGAAGTCCTTGCTTCTACTGAATTTAATTTTTTTGCCCATTTATTTTTTTCTTTATATATAAAGTTTTTAATATTATTATTAACTTTTTTATCAATGTATGAAAAAGTAAAATTAATCATAAAAATTATACGCTAAAGTAATTCTGGTTAAGTCTTCTTTTTGAGCTTCAACAGAGTGATCTAAATCAGATTTAAAGATAACTAAAGTATCTTGTTTTGGTTCAATAAAATAAGTCTTCCAAGTATATATGTTAGAAGGATTAAAATCAGGTGTGTTTGGATTATCGGGTAAAGGACTTTTAAAATGAGTTTTAGCAGAATTAGAATTTGCTTTTAAATAATAAATAACAGAAATTAATGCAAAATTGTGGTTATGCCATTCTTGGTAATCTTTTTTATTATACAAATTAAACCACCCATTTGTTTTGTCTAAATTAAGTTTTTTAAAACCTAAAGCATTAGCAAATAAATTTACTTCTTTTGCTATCCAATTATTTAAATCTTTAAATTTACTATCTTTGTAAATATTATGTGTGTACGAAGAGTTAAAAACATTTTTGCTTAACCAGTGTTTTCCTCCTCGCTCAACTTGTTTAGATAAATTAATACAATGATCGACTAGATCTTTGGTGTCTACAGAATTGTTTTCAACAATATTTAAAGGAGTAGGAAATAAATTAATCATTTTTTAATTGCTGGTTGTGATGACAGAACCAACCTGTTACAATCCATTTTTCAAAATTACAGGGTAGGCCTCTGTGAGTATGAGTAAAATCAGAGGGCCATAAAACAGTCAAACCTTTTTTTGGTTTTACTTTAATTTTTTGAAAAAGAAATTCTGTTTCTCCCCCCTCTTCTATGTCATTTAAATATGTCATGAAAACAACTTGCCTATTGGTATCTTGCAAAGATCCTCTTTCATAATGATATCTAAAAAAACCACCTTCTTTAGCAGGATAATATTGAATATTCGTTCCTGCTTCATTAGTTTTTAAATACCCTGATATACCAAAATAATTCATGTAATCAGTAATGAAATTAGATATTTCTTTAAAATATTCTTGTATAAAAATGTTTTTATTATTATTAAAAAAAGTAACATCTATTGAATTTTTAACTTTTTTATCTAATCCTGAATAAGTATGTCCATCACCTTTGTACTCAAAGTTATTTTTATGATACCCTATAAATTTATCACATAAATCTATATTTTTTAAATTGTATGATCTTATAAAAGTTTCCATTATTTGTAGTTTATATTTATATTAAATCTTGCTTTAGCATTTGTGCAAGTTGAACTAGCGTGTTCTTTATGTCCTTCAAAAAATAAAACTCTGTTTTCTACAGAATTAATTTGTTTGTTTTCAAATGAAGTAAAACCATCACATGTATTTAAAGAAAACAAAACTGCTTTGTGTTCATAGGGATAATCTAAGTGTATTTTATTTTTAATTATTTTTTCTGTTCTAGGATATAAATTTACTTTAACTCTTATAATCTCAGTAGATGGTATGAAAGATAATAAATTTTTTGTAAATAAATTCCAATACTTACTTGCAATGTTATTATTAAATATATTATGTGTCATGTAATAACTTAAATCTTCTTCATGATTTTTGTGATGTATATTTACCTCATCTTGAAAATACCACGGAAAATAATTACTAAATATTTCTTTTTTTAATATGTCTAAATTTTCTTTAGGTAAAAAATTATCTTTTATCTGGTAATTCATTATCTATATGGCTTTCCATCTGTCCAAATCACCAAACTATATCTTGTGCCTGAAGTTACAGGTTTTACTCTATGCCAGACAAAAGAAGGAAATACAATTACAGTTCCTTTAGAAGCTATGTTTCTTAAATCGTGAACTTTTTTAGGTAAATGTGGAGGGCCGTCCATGGCTATTTCTAGTTCTCCTCCTTGATACTCTGTGTAATCATTTAAACAGACAGTAACAGAAACTTTTCTTATTAAACCTATTACATCGTCAAATGGTGCGTTTTTTTCATTATTTCCAGTTTTTTGATTTCGTGGTAAATAAGGTAGAGTCCAAGCATCTACGTGCCAATCATAATATTGCCCTGGATCGTAAATAGTAAACTGACAATGTTCACTACAATTTAAATCATAATTCCATTTAGCGTTTTCATTTGCTTTTAAAATGTAAGGATGAATTTCATTATAAATCCATTTTTTATCTAACCAAGCTACGTTAGATTTTCTAATTTTATCGTTGAGTTCTGCATCACCAATAATAGCTTTTTCATTATTTTGTTGAAGTCCAAATTTAATTATATCATCACAAATATTTTTTGGAATAACATCCCTAAAATACCAGTAACTATTCTCTATATTCATTCTAGAGAGTTTTATATACTAATTAAAAGAAAAGTCTAGTTAGTCCAAGTATCTGCTTTTTGATTTGCGAATACGTCTTGCATAGTCCAAACTCCTGAAGCTGCTGTAACAACACTAACTTCTCTAACAATAACAGTTCCGTCTCCACCGTCTCCAGCTTTTGCACCTACTGCTCCTTGTTCTCCAGCGCCGCCTCCGCCGCCGCCTGAACCGTCTGTACCATCTCCACCAGGTCCACTAGGATTTCCTGAACCGCCATCTCCACCGCCTCCAGCGGCATTACCGCCTCCAGCATTTCCATTATCAGGTCTACAGCCGCCTCCGCCGCCGCCTCCATATCTTCCATTTGGACCCCAATAATAAGGTTGAGGTGCGCTTCCAAATACTGGTGAAGCATCTACATTACCGCCACCACCTCCAGCGCCAGATCCCGTTCCTGCACCGCCTGAGCTGCCAGCTCCACCACCACCGCCAGGTATAGAGGTAGCATTACTGTTTCCACCATCATTTCCCTCTGGTGGTGAAAAACCTCCAGCGTTTCCATTTCCTGTGTAAGGGTTTTCTGGAGAAGAAGCAGAACCTCCACCAGATCCACCATCTAAACTATTTGTATTAGGAAAATTAGGTTGACCACCTAAACCTTGTCCCATACCAGAACCACCTCCAGTAGCACTGATAGGTCCAAAAGAACTATCATCTCCTTGAGCAGTTGCAAAAGGTTGACCATTTAATTGTAGACCTGTTCCTCCTGCTCCAATCGTAACAGATACAGGTTGTCCTGCAGTTACTGGATGAGCTGGAAGTAATCTAACACCTCCGCCGCCTCCGCCGCTTGCGTTTGATTGTGTTCTGTGACCTCCGCCACCGCCACCAGCTACAACTAATAAACCTACGTTTTGTGTTTTTTTAGCTACAAAAGTTCCAGGTGATGTAAAAGGTGTTACTACATCTCCTATTGTTGGATCATTAACTGGTCCTATAATTCCGCCATTTGCCATAATAATCTCCTTATACTATATCTTCCTCTGCAAGAAAAGAAGAACTTGATGCTTCCCATCTTCTCATTTTATTTTCAGAAAGTGGATTTTTTTTACAAATCCAAGTTGTTAAACTTTCATTCCATTGTGGTGGATAAAAGTCAAAAGTTCCAATTCTATCTCCATTGTCATCTAAATCGTCAGTTAATCTATAGTTTTGAATATCCGCAGATGGAGCTGCAACAGGAGCTTCATGTAGTCCTGATGTAGTATTTAATACCCAACTTGAGTATGGTTGTTTATCTGTAAAAATATTATGAGTAGAATTCCATAGACACTCATGTCCAGCGAATAAACCTCTTTCGGAAGTTTTATAAGTTTGCTTCCAAAAAGTATCTGGATAAGTTTCTCCTGCAGCTTCATATTTAGCTTTTAATCTAAGACCTTGAGGAATGTTATCTTTAACCCATTGTTCCGCTTCAGTTGAATTCTTACCGCCGTTATCGGCAACGTCTTGATCTGATACAACAATAACTCTAATTACTTCGTTATTATCAACCCTACATTCAGCAAAGTGCGCCATAAACTATGACCCTCCTTAACTTAATTCCTCGTAGTTTATAGTGATAGTTGCATCTGAGTTTGCTCCTGCCCCAGCTTCGATGTTGTCGCCTTCCTCTAAATACAATGCAGTATTTTTATCTACGACTACTAAAGTTGCATCTGCAGGACATGATATTGTGCTTGCGATTGCAACTGGTGAGCCACCTGATTTAGTTATGAAGACAGATATATCTACGGCTGATGAACCATCTATATTTGCTACGATAATGTTATTTACTTTAAAAACTTTTCCAGAAGAACCAGCATTTGCTAAAATCTCTGTTGTTAAAGTAGTTGTTAATGCTGCTTGAACAGACTTTGCTGTTATTGTTGCGACATTGACTAAATTTGGTGCGGCCATATTTTATATTCTCCTATGTTTATTTACCCAAAAATTAATGAAAAAGCAACAGCTAATCCAGCAGAGGCAATTTTATTTCCACTTACTTGTGCTTGTCCTGTTCCATTTGGAGCTATGTTTATATTACCGTTTGCTCCATCTGTTATTGTGATTGTTCCAGAGTTAGTTCCAGAATTAGTGTCCAAAACAAGGTCATGAGCGCCGCTTGACGTAAGTGTAGCTGCGGCAGCACCTGTACCTATTCTAACTTCTCCTGTGCCTTTAGGTTTAATGTGAACATCAACATTACTCTCTCCACTAGCTCCTAAGATTGGTGGATTTCCTGTTGCAGCGTTAGTTACTTCTAACTCATTTACTGCTGAACCTGTTGTTTGAAATATAATTTGTTCATTTCCATTTGCATCTGCGATAAAACCTGCATCTGCAATTTTTGGAGCTGTTAAAGTTTTGTTTGTTAAAGTATCTGTAGATGATGCAGTTATAAACCCTGTGTCATCAATATCTGGATTAGTGCCATCATTCGCTGTAGCATAAACCATTTTGACTGCACCTGGAGCAAGAGTTACACTATCCCCTGATCCTGACACATATTTAAATACTACGTTTTGTGATCCACTTGTTGAATTTTTTAATACGTAAAAAGTTTGTACATCTAAAGGTATTGTAACATTTCTTGACCCTGTTAATGACCCTGTAAATTCTATTACTCTGTGTGCAAGAGTTGCACCTGTTGACCCATCAGAAACTGATAATGTTGTATCTCCAGAATCCGATACGGCTTGTGTAGTAAACCCACCAACTATTTGTTCGATAAGTTGTAAATTTGTATTAGTTTTTGTACCCCACGTACCAGCGTTTTCACCAGTTGCTTGAAGCTCAACTCCTAAAGGTGTGTATGTAGATGCCATAAATTTTTATCTCCTATGCAGCGTCACTATAACTTGTATTTGATCCAGTTGCAACATCAGAATATGTATCATTCGAGCCTGTTGAAACATTACTATAGCTGGAATTTGAACCAGTGTCAATATTTGAATATCCTTGTATTCCAAAACCTGAAGCAGTGCCAAATGCAGCTACAGAAGCTGTTGCAGATTGTCCTGTTAATCCCATAACATCAGCAGGTGTTAATGTTCCTACACTGAAAGTTGATGAAACCCCTGACACTCCCATTACATCTGCTGGTGATAAACTTCCTTGCGCAGAAGTTATCGCAAGGCCTGATACATCAACAATAGGATTTGTAGAAATTTCTGGTTCTCCAACACTTGTTGTTGCAGAAACTCCTGTTACTCCCATAACATCTGCAGGTGTTAATGATCCAACTGCTGAAGTTGCAGAAACTCCTGTTAGTCCCATTACATCAGCAGGTGTTAATGATCCAACAGATGAAGTTGCAGAAACTCCTGTTAATGAAACAGTTACATTACCAATCATGGTAATAGATCCCACTGAAGATGTAGCAGAGACTCCTGTTACTCCCATTACATCAGCAGGACTTATTGATCCTACACCGGATGTTATTTCTGCTCCTAAAGCAAGAACTATTACTTTATTAATTGAATCACCATATGGTTCTTCACCCCAACCATTTCTACCCCAACCAACAAGTGTTCCAACACTTGCTAATTCTCCTATCGCAGAAGTTATTGATTGACCTGATACACCAATTACATCTGCAGGCGTTATTTCTCCAACACTTAAAGTTGTAGAGACTCCAGTTAATTCTGCTGTTATAAATTGAGCAGCTGTCGGCGTTCCTACTGAAGATGTAATAGATAAACCAGATGGAGCTACAGCATATTGTACGCCCCAAGCAGCATTACCATATTCTTGTCTACCCCAACCTTCTTTATTAAAGGCTTCTAATGATCCTACATTAGAAGTTATAGATTGACCTGTTAATGATACTGTTATTACATCACTAGCCCATGCGTTGGCGCCCCAAGTATTTGTACCCCAGGTTGATGCCATAAGGAAGACCTCCTTATGCTAATCTTATGATTGCGTTAGTTGCGTCTGCTGTTGGAAATTGAATAGTAAAAGTTCCGCTAGTTACAGTTTTGTCACTACCAAAAGCTATTACAGCCACTGCTTTATCAGACTGAGTATCGTTATATATTAATGCACCATTAGCTGTGAAAGATGCTGAAGTATAACTAACATCTGCAAAATCACAAATAGCAGTTGTGCTATCTGTTGTTGGAGTTACTGAAGTAAGTGTTGCTCCACCTGCAGTGTATGCAGTCCCAGAAGAGTTAGTGATTTCATTTGATGTTGAATAAGCTGTTGTACCAGCGCCTAACGATGCAGAGCTAGTATACAAAGCTATCTTAAAAGTGTTTCCACTTGTTGCTGTAAAGTTGTGTGTACCAACTAAAAGTTCTTGTTTAAAACTCGTACAAATTGCCGATGTTATTGCCATAATTTATCTCCTATGGGTTTGCCGAGGTTACTGGAATACGAATAGCGCCATCAGTGTAGTCATCTCTTCGTCTTCGACCAACTTGCTCATTAGCAAACTTCTGTACCTCTTGTTTATATTTATTTTCGTATAGTGTCAACATATCTATTGGACCTTTTAAAAACCCATATGTCTCTGATAGACAGCAATATAATAGCCCATTTGGAAAATTAAGACTAATATAATTAGTATTATCGTTCTCTAAAAGAGCTGGTGCAACATTATAATGAACTCTAAATTTATAAGTTGTGTCAGGAACAGGAGCAAACATCATCCTTCCAGAAGTAGTGTCTGATTCCCCAGTGGCTCCACCAAACATAGCATAATATTTAGGTTGTCCTCTTTTAGCTGATTCAGTTGAAGAAACATATTCTTGTAAATATGAAATGTCTTTTTTTTCTAAAAAAACATTTGCTCCGGTTACAGCTGATGTTGAATCATACACTTGTATGGCTCTAATAAAAACAGCTCCTGCTGGAGCATTAATAGTCGACTGACCAGCTACTAAATTACCATCTTGTTGTTTTCTATCTGCATCAATAGGCACATCTCTAAAAATTCTATATTGTGCGTTTAAAATTATATTTTCTAAAACAGCATCTGTTAAAACATTTGAGTCTGTTTCAGTGTAACTTCTTATTTGTGTTTTTAATCCTGATGCACTTAATCCTGCCATTATAATACCCCTGCTAGTTCTCTACAAATAGAACAACTTTTTTTAAATCTACTGTGTGTCCCACATTTCCATTTTTCAGGTTCATGTACAGGAATCTCTGGCTCTGGAACTTTAGTATACAGTTCTATGTGCTCATCTTCTGGACACTTACATTGTTTAATACCAATTATCTTACAAAATAAATTTTTAAACCATTTAATCATGCTGTTACCGTTACTGGTCCTGCAGATGCAAAACCGCCTCCTCCTGTTTCAGTTATACTAGATGTTGTGCCTGTTGCAAAGGTATAATTATCATCATCAACTTTTGTAATTACGTATCCCGCTGCATCGTTTATTGTTGCAGCTGCTACTCCACCAACAACACTTGCGTCTCTAAATCTAACTGTATCACTTGTTGATCTACCATGATCTGGTTCGTTAACTGATATTGTTGCTGACCCACTTGTTGTTGTAAATGCATTTAATGGTAACACATTAGGAACAGCAGTTTCTACTCTATCTGGTCTTACGTGTCTTAAAGATATAGAATCACCATTCATAGGTTTTGGT